TTGCACAAAAGGAAGCCCTCCGGGGTCATGGAACGCGATGCGCTTATCCGACGTGTGACAAACACGTCGGATGTGCTCTGTTTGTCTCCGGTTCTCCACTTACCAAAAATCATGATGGGTGCTCCTTTTCTTTTATCAAGTCAGCCCATACCCTTCCGACCATACGTCAGGGAGCAGACTTATTCTAGGACCGATGCCAGGAAACCTGGGATCCCGCCAATCCCCTTTTCCGGGATTTGTTGGTTTGTACGCCGTAATGATATACGAAGTGCCGACCACCCCTTGCAGAGTTTTTGTATTGCTCACCCAAAATTCAGGGGATGAAATTGTGATGCCGTCGATGGACGAAGTCCAGTTGAAGTTCACTACACAATTCCTGAAAGGATCAACAGCAAACGAAGCGGGCTTACCAGTGCCCACAAAAGCGAGCTGCCCCGCAGTTGTAGAGCATGTCAAACACACGCTGGCATCAAATTGATGAATTCCTGTGGAAGCCGATGCATTGGTATAGCTTATGAACTGGTTCCTCACTTGGAAAATTGAGTTTTTCACGACATACACAGTGTCGGTTCTTGTATCCGTGGCCAGCTTCTTTGTTTCATCGATCACTGAATCTAGGATTTCCAATGTGGTAGGACCGGTAGCTGTGTTTATGTTCTGCATAATCTCGGCAGCAGAAGCCAGCATAACCCTACTACTTTTTACACTCAATTTCCCCCTTCCCATAAAGGCAAGCCTGCCGCCACTGACGCCGGCTTCACGCCCGAGGTACCCGAGTCTGGACGAGTATAGGGTGACGGCACAGTCAGCAGTTGCGGAAGTTGTCTGCACCATAGCAGCCGACACCCCGGCAACGGTTCCAGCAGCAGCATCACCGTTGTACCAAATAATATCGCCACGTATTTTCACATGCTGTGTGACGCTGTAGGAAATCCAAGCGCCGCTGAACGCAAGTAGGAACTTTATCCCCCGAAGATCAATCTCCATAGGCAAAGATGAATCGCCGCCTTGTGCATTTGCTGACCAGTTTGCGGTGCTGATACTGGAAGTAGCAGTGTAGCTACTTCCCAAAAATTTAAGACTGCCTCCGTGTGTGCTCCTACTGCTACTGAGCATGTAAGGGGGAGTCAAACACGGATTTCTAGGGGAGTACCCTCCAGTTCCGGAATCAGCAGCTACCGACGTAATGTTGCCAGGATCAACCCAGTACACCGGGTGCAGAATTTCAGGGTCCATAACAAAAAGATTCCCGGAATAGGTAACCCTATTGTGCGGCACCCCCTCAGTGACTCGGAACACAATAGTTTGGTACTGACTAACAGCAGCCCCTTTCCCGGACATACTGGAGTAGTTCACAAGAACTAGTTTCAGCACAGGATCGAAACAGACCCCGTAAGGAATCGGAGATGAATCTTGAATAACTCCTATACGCCCGGCAATAGCAAAGTCTCCATTCTTGTTTCCGGTAATTACCGGCACATAGCCCGTAACATAGTCAGCCGTATCCGTACATGCAGGAAGGAACACCATAGTGCCCTGGTCAGTAGCCACCGAATAGTAGCCACTGACTTGTTGCTCCTCTGCAGGATGCGCAAAAACCCGATCCATCTTCGTGCACGCGTCATCCACACGATAGATACCCGACTCCTCCCATGACAAAAGCCCGGTAGGACTTGCATCACTCTGGAAATAAACACCGTCCGACATAAACAAGAATTGCACTACCCGGTGCTTTTGCTCACCCGACAGAATTTTCAAAGTCGGAGTAGCTTTCAAAGCTGCCACCATGCTTATAGGCGTGTTGTAAACTGACGAATCCGGAAGAAAACCAGTTTTGTCCCAAGCAAAAAACCAAGTGTCGTCGGCGGTAGTAGGAAGCGCAGAATCATACCGATCCTGGTCTCCTGCTGCGACCCAAAGGGCCTTGGTCCTTGGATGCAGCTTGCAACAATGAAAGTGTCGTGCTTGGTGCTCGGAGGCGCCCACATTTAGGGACCACAAAACAATCCAAGTTTTTGAGTTGGCGGGAAGCTTCAGCAAGCGGATTCGTTGACCGTTTGCTTGCGTAGCCCCAATGTACTCCGTCAAGTACACGTCCCCGTTTGTGTCAATATCCATTCCGTGTTGGGACAGTAGGCGATAGTTCACCATCCCACGAGCGTTTCCGCCGATTCCGGTGTTTGGGTCGTCGGCGCCCAAATACAAGGATGCCTCATACCTCGCAGTAGCAAAACGATCCCCAGAGACTACCTTGTACAGTACGTTGTTTGCAGTGGCCGCCCCCACCTCGACCCACATAGTACCCACATCCTGAATCACGACACTTTGGATTGAACTGGTGATAAGAGATACTCCGTCCGCAGCCGGTGAATTTGGGAATGTGGCAGTGGGGAACATGCCGACAACTGTTTCTGAGTAAAGCCCGTCCCTGGAAAGTACTGACAATTTGGAAGGGGTGGCAAAATTTGCAGAAACCAGGTAGTCGGCGCTCGCTGCAAAACAGCGGACTCCGTGAAGGTAGTCCACTACCTTCACGGACGGAGCTGAGGGTGAGTACGATAGAGCTTTCAATGCGTCAACCTGTGCCGCGGTCAAAGAGTTGGCAGAAAGCTGAGGAATATTTCCAGAGGAAATAAGGTTCAGCAGGTCCTGGAGAATGGCGGACGGAGCGGTCATGATTTCTTTCCTTCAGTCGTTTGGGAAAATTGGTTCAGCGAAGCACCGGCAGTTGGGAAAACAGCCCGCGTGCCCTACCATGTTGTCAAGTGTTGGGGGGTGTGTCCAGCGCACATATTTGCCTTCCATCGCTTTGTGAGAATCGCGGACATCGTCGTCGCCTGAGGTTCTCCAAGTGTAGCCTTCAGAACCTGCCGCTTTGGATCGAACTTCAACCAAATTGGAAGACGCCCTCGACACCTCAGTCCTTGCGATCAGCGTAGCCTTGGCTTTGGATACGCCTTCGGTGTTCATGATTTCGCGGGCGATTTCCTTTGCCCTGGCCGAACTGACCAGCGTTTCCATTGACAGTTCGTGCACTCGCTTTGCAGCGTCAAGAGGTATCGATTTTATAAGTTCCACCTGCGTCGCTTCGAGCTGCCGTAGTTCGTCGCCGACCGGCGCGGTGAGGAGCTGGTGGCGAAGCTCTTTCCCCATCGCTTTGGAGTGCATCCGCCACATACTGGAATCACGTCGATAAACGTCTGCCAGCATCAATGTGGCGACCGACTTCGACCAAGGCGTGATCAGCTTGGCGTAGTCGGTCAGCGCTTTCAGTAGCTCAGGCAGTTGTTTCAGACTGCCGTCCGGAGCCAATCCCTTGATGATCACCCCCACCTGCTTGGCTACTGCCCGGAGCTGGAGGTTGTATGCGCCTTCTGCCGTTCGAGCTTTGGTCCACAGGAGCCGCTTCCCTTTGCGGTCGAACTTCGTTGGCATTCGGATTCCCTTCAGGAGCAGGCGTAGAACCGCCGTCAGCGGCTTCCTCGGGCGGAGGTGGAGGCATAGCACCTTCTGCCCCCGGAGGCGGAGGTATTTGGTCGTCTGCCTCGGCGATCATCTTGCTGGTGACGTTCGTAAACACGCCAGTCGCACGGGATGTCTGTCGAAGCTCGCGGAGCGCAGTCTGCGGACTGATCAGACCCGAGTCATGGGCGCCGGTGACTGTGTCGAGGTTGGTCTTGGCAATCGTTTGCTTTTCGTCGTCTTTCATCTGCCAGAGCGACTTAAAAGCAAGTGCGAAGTCTGGAGGCAGTTCGACCCCTGACGACTGAGCGGAAAGCCTGTAGACCATCGTCACGCCGTGGTAAATGTCACGCTGTTGGCGCTGTGAAATGTTGTCGTAATACATGCGCAAGTCAGATTCCCCGGTCGAATTCAAGCCGGCAGGGGACTGGCCGAACAACCGCACAAGTGGAATCTGCAAAGCTCCGGAAAGCTGTTGGCCAAAGTGAATGAGCAGCGGCTCCATACCACTGAGTGCTTGACTGGTCTGGACTTCGAGCTTGTCTTCCCCGTCAATAACGGTAATTCCTTCGATCCCCTGAAACCGCCGCATGATGTCGACATACTTGACCAGGCCGTCAAGCGCGGGTCCGCCGGATGCGACGATGTCACGGAAGCCGAGAATGGACAGCGTGCGGAGGTAGGACTTGTGCACGAGCTGCGCGGCACCAGTCGTCGCTGAATCGAACCCAATCATCCGATCGTACATGCGCTCGATAACCGACATTCCCCACAAGTTCTCCATCAGCTTTTGGTTGTAGGGGAGCGTAATCCCTTCGTGCCTGATCAGCACGCGGCTGTGATGGACTGCGGCCCCTCGCAAAGCTGGGGCATTGGCAGAGACTCGGTAGTAGCGGGGCAAGCCCAAATGCGGGCCAAAGTCCGTAACCAAGTCGTCAAGGACCGGATCGAGCATCCAGCGATCGAGCGCCAGCACGCCTTTGAACTGCCCACGCCCCACCGTTTCGATGCGAAGCGGAGTGCGCATGTCTTGCCCGTCGATCAGCGCCACGCAGATGGCGCCGCCGTACAACCGGCCCCAGCGAATTGTGTCCCCGATCCCGTGCCACAGGTTCAAGGACGTGACACATTTGTCGACCCGCTGCTGGACGTCGGGCTCAAGCTCAGTCACATACTCGATGCCGGCCCGCGTCATGTCGTCGGCCACCACGTCGACTGCCAGCCCACCGATCCAGCTCCCCCGATAAATCCATTCGAGCAGTGTGCGCTGACGGCTGATCGGGTTGAAGCCGTAGCTACTCGACGACAGAGCGTTGTCGGCGCCCATGCCCATCTTCATCGCGTAGTTGACAAACGAGTCATTGGTCACGGCGGCCAATGACGGGGTGCCTTTTGCGTCGTTGGTCAGCGCGGTGCCAACACGTCGACGCTGGCGGCGATCTTGCGCGCGGGCGGCGGTTGAGAACTCCTGAACTGATACCTTGGCGTTCATGGTAGTACTCACTTCTTGCCCTTAAGATGGTAGGTGCCTTTGGCATCACCGTGGGCCGACATCGGAGTAACGTAGGTGTGGGTGTGAGGCGTGTCTTTGTGTTTGTCCACCAACTCTTTTAGCATCTTGATCTGAATGTGCAGCGGATGCCCTTTGATATGCGAATAGTCAACACCCTTTGCTGATAATTCATCCAGTGCTGCCGACGTTGAGAACTCGGACTTAGAACTCTTCAAACCGGCGGAAGTCAACTTAGGTGCTGTTCCGGGCACTGGCGTTGTAGGTCCTGGTTTGACAGTACCTTTGTTGATCAAACTTTGTGCTATCGTCGCAAGGGAGTGCTGTTTTCCAGGTGCAGTCGGGCTGGGTGCCGGCGCGGTCTTGGGATCCGCAGCAGGGGCCGTAGAAGCCGCTGTGTCCGATTTCTTGACATGGTACATGCCGTCTGCTGGTCGTTTCTCGATCTGCAAATGTAGCTTGCCGGCGTATTTGGGGTTCTTCAGGTCTCCCAAATATGCCACCATCATTTTCGGATTCGTGACCCCCGTCGCTTTCATCAGTTCGTCAATACTGAAGGGGTGGCCTGACGACAGTAGTTCATGGGTAGAGGCTTTGATTCCCTTTGCAGTCGCTGACGTTGGTTTAGGACCAAGTGCTCCTTCAGCAGCAGGTATTATCGATTTTGGATCACGTGCCGGGACGTCTGGCTGATTCACAGCCGCATTGGCCGCGCTCTGCATTTCGGGGTGCAGCGGACCCGCATGCGGTTGGCCTTTTGGCCAAGGACTGGGTTTGCTCCCCGTCAAGGAGCCCTGTTCCTTCGGCACCGGTAAGGGAGCCACTTTCGCAAAAGGACTGGACGCGACAGTGTTCCCGGCCTTCTCCATTTGCTGGAGTTGGGTGACTGCGGCCGCGCGCTGTTCCAAGCTCGCTTTGGGATTGGAGGCGGTGGCTTTCAGTTCGCCCATCGAAGCCGGGCCCGCAGCTTGGGACGCTTTTGCAGTCGCAGCATGGGCGGCGGCGGCGTGATGCTCCGCCCAGCCCGTTTGGGATTGGAGGTGGTGAGCTGCGAGCATGTGGGCCTTGGCAGCTTCCGAGTGCAGCTGGGCGCCGTTTCCTGGCTGGCTTTTTGCTTCTACAGCTTGGTCGGAGTGCTGGCCGGCTTTCTTTTCGTGTTGGCCGGCGGTCCACTGCCCACCCTTCCCTCGTGGGTGGTCTGCCTCTTTGAAGTCAGCGTCAGCAGTCTGACCACTCCGTGCAGCGATCACCGCGTGAAGCGCCTCCACCAACGCCGTCATCTGTTGCGGGGGTACTGACCCCCCAGCTTGGTCCTTCATTCGGCGCGGGGTGAAGTGAATATGGACGTGTGACATGCTTTTACTCCTTATTCTTCCACCGACCTTCCCACAGCCCTTTTGACGTGTCTGACGGCCAATCCCGATCAGGGTGCAAAGCATCACGATGAAGCCCGAGGGCTTTGTCGTGCTCGTCGGCAGCTGTGCTGTAGTCGTCGGCAGCTTTGCTGTAAGCCTCGACTTTTGCGTGATAGTCCGGATCTCGTTTCTTCGGAAAGGCTTTGCGCGCAGCCGAATATGTAGCCCAAGTAGCGGAGAGTTTCTCTTTCGCGGCTCGGTACGCTGCCCGTGTTTCTTTGTGATTGGCGGCCGGAGGTGCTCCGTGCCCTTCGTTTTTCCGTCCCTTGCTGACAAACTTCCCACCTTCTCGTGGGTGGTCTGATTCGTTGAATTCGGCATCATGGACGTGGATATGGATGTGGTTAGCGGGCACAATACACCTCTTTCAGTTGAAACTCAAACAGGGTCGAAACCTTTCGCCCTAACTTTGCGCGCAGAGTCGTGAGTGACTTCCTTCGCACCGGCCCAATTGTCGTTGACGATCAGCCCGGCCTTGACAGCGTGAAGGTAGACGGGCGTTATCTTGAACGCTTCAAGGTCATGTACTTGCTCCATGAACTCCTTCGACTTGTATGGAGGAAGGTCCCACGACTGTTTGGTCCAGTCGCTGTTGTGGAGGTCTTCGTCGACGCCGACTGTTCTCATTCCCATATCTTCGCCTTCTTGTGAATGTGTGCAAGAGCCTCTGATAGTTTGCCCAGTGCATTGAACGACTCAGGATCGTAGGGGTTGACTGAGTACTCCATCGCGAATGTGTCGGGGTGGTTCAGCACGACCACCTCCTTCTCACCTGTGCAACCATACCCGGTTCGAAACGAACTGAGAACCTGGGAAGCAGGAATCGTGGCAAAGTACAGCTTGGACTTGCCTTGAGTCCCCGCAAAACTTTTGGCAGTTGAAAGACTGGTGGAAAAGGAGCTGGCGGGCTGGAGCTTCAGTTTGACTTTCTCTGGTTTACTGCCGGAGGTTGCATTCTCACCAGCAGTCATCCCCCGAATGACAGACACCTCAGTGATTCCGTGGTGCTTGAGCATAGCTTGGGTGTGCTTGTACTGCATACCAACAAAGTCTTCCGCCGCTTTCTTGAAATCGGAAATGAGCTTCAGTGAGTTGTGTTCAGCAGTCCCGAGCAAGGCTGTAAGCGCCGACGCGTGCAGAGCTTCATCATTGTTCTTCTGGAGTGAGGTCAGTGCTGCGGTTTCGACATGCTCCACGTGCATATCGAATTTCCGCGCCACTGCTGACTGCATAGCGCAGGATAGTGGGTGACTGTCCCCGGATGACGACGCCCAGGCCGCTACCAGTTTTCTGGCAATAGTCTGGCTTTTGTAGGGGCCGGTTTTAAGGAGGGCATCTAGTGTTTTGTATTCGGGACTGGTTTCAAGTAGTTCGGTGTGGAGGGCGGCTTCTATTTGCTTTTTGAAAATCGGAGCTTTTTCACTTACATCACCACCTAGGAATTCCGACCCTTCCGGCCCCGCGTTCAAGGCGGTGGTGAGCTTTGCATTGTTCTTGTGGAATTTGCCCAAAGGTTTGAAGTCACCTTCCTGCACGCCCTTCCAGCCCTTCGGCACCAAGGAGCTCTGCGCGATCGTCGTTGAAGCTGCCGGAGTGCTTTTCAGCTTGATTGGTTCTGGTTCCTTAGGCTGGGCAGCTTTATACTTGCTGACTTCAGCGCCTAATTTTTGTAGTAACTCCGCGCTGGGCTCCAGCGCCGGTCCCATCTTCTTAATTTTCGCTTCCTGAGTGGCTTTCTTCCACTTTGCGTTAGCTTTTTTGTAAGCTCCTAATCCATCCCCATCATTACCAAATGCTTCAGCAAAGTCCTTAATAAAATCAATATCCTCAGGAAATACTTCAGTTACTTTAAGCACTGGAGTTTCCTTTCCAGTGTTGTTTGCGTGCCACTGTGCTTGGGCTTTTACCTTTTGCTGTTTCCACTGTTTTGCTGCAACGAGGAGTAGTTCATGCTCCTCGTCTTCGTCAAGCTCATAAGGAGGTAAAAGCTTCACGGCTCCTAATGCCGCTTTAGTAACCGCCGCGGTGTACAGCATATCGGCGTGAGCAGAATCCGACCCACCTAGCAGTGGTTTCACGGTACCGGGCATTTCCTCGGTAGCCGGCTTTGGTTCTTCTTTCTTCGGTGCGGGTGCGACAGCAGCTTCCGCCGCCTTCTTGACGACTTGGTAATGGCCTGTAGTCTTGTTCTTGACGATGTCCAGTACTCCGGCTTTGTGCGCGTATTTGGGATTCTTCAAGTCCCCCAAATACGCCACCATCATCTTCGGGTTGTCGACTCCAGTAGCCTTCATCAGTTCTTCAAGGCTAAACGGATGCCCCGATGACAGCAATTCATGGGTGGCAGCTTTGATTCCCTTTGCTTTTGCGGTAGTGGGCTTCGGGCCAAGCCCCGCGACATCGGTGTATTGGTTGCCGTAGAACGGGTGGCCCTCTTGATTTCCTGCCGCCCCTCCCGCTGCGGGCTCGAAGTCGTCGTCGTGCGTGACTCCGTTCAACGTGTCGAGGAGGAGGTGGGATACCCGATCCTTCTCGGCTTCGTGTTCGGCGTCACCCACACCCAGACGTTGCAGAGCTGCAACCAGTCGAGGAGTTAGCTCCGTCCTCAGTTGCACGCCTACATTCCCCAGCCCGCTGCTACTACCAGCATAGCGGCGGATTTGGCCATCTTTGGTAGCGTGAATGAAGACCTTACGCATACGATCACCTCGACGGTTGTTGGGTCTTCAATTGCACATGCCACCCGCCCTCAGGATGGGGCTGGACGCTGACAGTCGCCGAATGGCCCGACGAATGCTTGTAGTGACGAGTAGTTCCTCCTGCGTCGTGGTGCAGCGTCACGCCGTGGGTGTAGCCCTTCGACTTCAAGTGCTTCCCCGCTGCCAGTCCGGCAGCATTGGCGGCGCCCTCTGACTTGAACTTCCCGCTTGCATCGCGAGGGTGGTCGCCGTCGCTGAAAGCGTCCATGAACCACGCCCGAAGACTGCCGGAGTCCCTGACCGTCCAACTCTTCCCGGACTGGCGAGGGCTCATGTGAATGTGAATGTGCTGGTCCATCTCAATGCTCCTTGACAGCAAAAGCTGACCAGTTGTCGTACATCGTCTCCAGCTCCGGCCACAGCGCGAGGGTGAGGCAGAGCAGGATGGCGAACAGGATCGCAGCCGCGGTGTTGGGCTTCATAGCTGGAACCCATATGCGTTGACTTGAGCAGCAGCATTGCCGACGCCGAGCGCGGGCAGCGTGACTGTGATCGCGACATTCGCAGCGGACGCGGGCAAAGGCGCCGGGAAGACGATCAGCAGCGGCGTAGCGGCGTTTGTAGCGCCTGCGGGCACCGAATATGGGTACGTCCTGCTCCCGCCTGCGAGACCAGAGATCGTGACGTCCACAAGCGCTCCGGCAGTTGCACCACCGGCCCAGACTTCGAAGCCGGTGATGTAGTTCGTCTTGCCGACGACGGCAGCCAGTGTGGCGGTGGCAATGGCATTGGCAACCTTTCCAGATTGAGGCATCAATGGGGGAGGAGCTTTCAACTGCTGGTCGGAGGGGTGGGATTCCCAAGCCGTTCCGGCAGCATTCAGACGGGGCATTAGTTGGTCAGCCATTTAGAAAACTCCTTTGTTGATAGAGGCGATTGTAAGTGGTTCGATGTCAGTTCTGGCGGCCTAGACGGTCCCAGACTCCTAGCGCTCCGCTGCGCTGAATGTAGCCATCAAGTCCGTAGCGGATTCCGTCCCAGCAGTGGTTGTGTTTATCGATGACGATCGGCAGGACTTTCGGGTTCCCATGTTCGTCGACAGTCTTCGGATCCGTTTTGTACCGGTACAGGCGGGCTTCGTTTGCAGTCTCAACACAGCGACTGTGGATCACGATTTCGTCGAACCCGCGCAGGTGAGTTATACCGTCCTTTACGCTGCCATCCCATTTCTCAGCGCCCGATATGTTGAACCCTTTGCGGCGGAGGTGGCTAATGGTCTCTGGTCGCGCGCAGTCTGCCCCGATCGGCCAATCCCGGGCGCCAGGAACTGAGTCGTAGAACTCAGGCATTTCGTCAAGCTCTACTCGCACCCCCCAAGCTTCGTGAGAAATGTAGAGCCTCCGCTTACCGTCGTCGTCTTTCTCGATCGGGAAGTAGCGCAGCAAGGTACTCGGGTCGTTTGCGAATCCAAAGTCCGCTCCGTAGAACGGGCGCTGGTTGAATCGCACATTCAAGTTGTCATCGAAGTCACGGACCGTGTATTTCCGGTTGAAGATGATTGCATCCGAAATCTTGAGTGGCATCCCGA